GGCCGTCAACCGGGAGGCCGAGGCCGTCAGGCAGGCCTGGCAGGCGGCTGGAGTCGATCAGCCGGACGCGTAACATGGACGCCGTCGACCCTCTCCGGTCGGCAGGCGCCCCGTACCTCCGGATTCATCACCCGGAACCTCTCCTCGGAGCGCATGAAGAAGAAGGCCCCTCGCCGCGATGGCGAGGGGCCTTTTCTGCGTTCCGGGACAAGGGGTGCCCGAAACGACTGCTGCTCGGGGAGGCTACCCGGGGGGTGTGACATCAGGCCGATCTTCACCGGAACTCTGCGCATTGAGCGCGTTGTTCACAGCCTTTTCGATGCGCTCGGTCAGCACTCCGTTGGTCTGGTGCGTGATCTTCGCCAGAGCCTCGTCCTGCCTGTCCGAGCGGTGGTCCAGGTGGTTGATCACGAAGACCGCGCCCAGGATGGGCGCGACCAGCGCGACGAACGCGGACGTGTCCGACCCCTTCAGGGTCAGCACCACGAAGCCGCCGATCACGAGAGCGGCGGTGCCCAGCTGAAGAATGGTCGATCTCATTCGTCCCCCCTCAGGGATGGTGGCCTGAGGCGGTCCAGCGCCTCGGCCGTGGGTCGGTCGAGCACTCCCGTGACCGGGAGCTTGAAGAGCTGCTGTACGCCCCTCAGGGCGCTCAGGGTGGCGTGGTCCATCTCTCCGGTCACGTCCACGTTCAGAGCCCGCTGAGCGGTCCGTACGGCCGCTCTCTCGGCCTCGGAGGCCGGCGCGATGATGACGCGGTCTGGTGGCCATATGGCACCCCGTGCGGCGGAGCCGAGAGGGGTGCCTGCACTCTGACCCCGCGCGCCTTCGGGCGCTGCGTCTGAGTACGTCATGCCGTGATCACATCCGCGATGGTGCGCAGTTCGACCCACAAGATCCCGCCGGAGGTCGAGGCGTTGGATCCGGGCTGGGCCTTCTGCTCGAACCGGTAGTCGTCGATGACGACCAGGTAGGACTGGTCGTTCTTCAGGTCCTGGAAGGACACCGCGTCGCCGCGGGCGAAGAGCTGCTCGAAGGCCGCGAGTCTGGGAAGGGTGCGTCCCTCGTAGCCCACGGTCTGGCCGGAGCGGGTCTGCTCCTTGTCGAAGCACAGGAGCGGGATGGTGAACACCCGCTGCCTCACGGCGCCCGGCATGGCCTTGAGCTGCCAGCCGTTGACCTCTCCGCCCTGCGTGAGGTCCGTCCCGGACCGGGCCAGGGTCAGCTTGAGCTGGATCCACTCCACGGCGGTGGAGGGCGCGGCCATCACCACGTTCTCGATGACCGAGGCGCCGCCCTGCGAGATGGTCAGGATCGAGGTCTCGGCTCCGCCGGGCTCGATGACGGAGACGCCCACCGAGCCCATCAGGCCCGTCGGGGTCTTCACCGAGACGACCTTGAAGATCTTCGGCTCCAGCGTGGAGTACCGCACGCGTCCGGTTTGGAGGTACCCGGTCGCCTCCTTGTCGGTGGCGTGCTCGAGGTAGGCCCCCTGGCCGACCACGGCGAACGCCATGCGGTCGCTGTTGCCGAAGTTCGTGGCCGAGGTGACCTCTCCGGTGACCAGGGCCTGGAGGTCCGTGGCGTACGCGAAGCGCCCGCCGGCCTGGGAGCCGGAGTCCTGGACGGGCTGGCCGAGGTCCACCCGGTAGAGCCCGCTCTTGCCGTCGATGCCGTTGCTGGCCCCGACGAAGAAGAACCGGTCGTAGGCCGCCACGGCCTTGCAGCCAAGGCTGTTGGCGATGAGCAGCGGTCCGTACTGGATGTCCCCGTTGGAGTCGATCTGCCCGACCCTGAAGCCCCGGTTCGTGCCGATGCCCACGAACGTACCCAGGTACGTCGTCAGGGCGTACACGACCTCTCCCAGCGGGAGCTGGGCTGTCTGGATGCCGCCGGAGGCGAGCGTGGGGACAGAGCCCGTGCTGTCCAGCACGAACTTGTAGATGGCGCCCTGGGAGCCCGCGTTGCCCGCGGCGTAGATGGCGTTGGTGCCCTCGGCTATCGCCGTCCACGTCCATGCGGCGTTCAGGTGCGTGAAGCGCAGCGTCTGCGTACCGGTTGAACTCAGCTCGTACAGCTTGTTGTCCAGGCCCAGCATCATGCGGCCCTTGGCCCAGCCGAGGGCCACGTTCGCCGTACCGGTGGCCGACCAGGCCGCCCCGGCGCCGTTCCCGGCGCCCTTGTAGACCTGCACGTTGTCCGCGGCGAAGTACGACGTACCGTCCGACGCCAGGGCCCTGATCGTGTTGGCGCCGCCCCACGTGATCGCGGTGGAGGCCGTACCGTCGTCCGACTTCAGGACGTTGCCGACCGCGGACCAGAAGCGGTCCGTGCCGTTGTTCCACCCCACGGTGAAGTGCGGGTTGCCGGAGGCGTCGGCGATGCGCTGCGTCGTGCGGCGCAGCAGCGTCAGCTTGCCGTTGGTCCAGGGGTTCACGCCCACGCTGTGGCCGTACTGGATCGCGTGGCGGTTCTGGAGGTTCGCCACCTGGACCTGGTCAGGGTCCTGGTAGAGCAGGCCCTCGCCCCCGATGAACGTGGCCTGCGAGCGCAGCCACCAGTTCGCGAGCGACTGCTCACCGGGCTCGCGCTGGTTGTCGAACTGATCCTTCTTCAGCTGGGCACCGGCCCGGGTCATGGTCCGGTCGTCGCTGATTCCGGAGAGCCACGGCATGCCGCCGATGGCGTAGGTGTACTGCACGCCCTCCAGGGCGAAGGTCATGCTGGCCGACGACGTCCGCCCCGACAGGGGGAACGGCAGCCGAGAGACGATCCCAGCCATTACGCCTCCCAGCGTCAGGTCTAGAAGTTGGGCGTGGTGACGATTTCGTATTTGGTGGCGTTCGTGTGGTCTGCCCCCGACAGGCCTACGAGATAGGTCTGCACCGCATCGGTCAGGTCTTCGAGGTCGACACTGATGCCGTTTTGCGTGTCGATGCTGACTAGCACCTCGGCCCAGTTGTCTCCGCCACTGTCGGAGACGCGGACGTTGACGTAGGGGTAGGGGAGCGCTGACATGGGTTCTCCTATGCTTCTCGATACCAGCCCTGGATGGCGATCAGGCCACCAGCCAGGAGGTTGGAGCCCTGGAGGTTGGCCTCGTTACCTGACCCCAGGTCGATACGGATACGGTCGCTCGTGGCACCGGAACCGCTCGTAAAGAAGACGCACTCGCCGCCACGGATGGCCGACACCAGCTCCGACCCCTGGCCGGAGCTGCCCGCACCGTTCGATTCCGAATGGATGAGCAGGCACTGACGGGTAGTACGGTCCACATTGGACGGCATGGTCACCGTTACAAGACCCGTGCCAGAACCGGCGACATTGACCCCCAGGTAGATGTTGACGTAGACCATCTTGCCGACGCGCCAGTACCACCCGTTGTTCGTGTTGAAGGTGGCCGAGCCCTGATTGGCCACTGTCGTGACCCATGGCGTAGGTGAGTTGCCGCCGTAGGTACGGAACTGGCCGTCATTGCCCATGGCGGCCTGGATGGCGTTGTTCACTCGCAGGTTGAGCAGGTCGCCCGCAGTACCCGAGGGCAGGTTGGCGGCCAGGGCGTCCACCACGGTGGACGTGGGCGCGCCGGTGATCGTGCCGGCGGCAAAGAAGGCGTTGTCCGTGGACAGGATGCCTATGCCACTGCGGTAGAGGTTGGTGTCCCGGGTTCCCGAACCCGGCCCCCAGAGGTGCTTGCCGTCCGACTGGATGCGCAGGCGGTCGAAGGCGTCGCCCGTGACCGCCGTGCTCAGCGAGGCGTTGGCCGGTGCGGCGCTGTTGAAGTTCGGGCCGCCCGTGAACAGTGGCGCACCGCTGAAGGTCGGCCCGCCGGTGAAGGTGCCCGCAAGGCCGCCAGCGCCCGTCAGGGTGCCTGAGAACGTGGCGTTGCCCGACAGGGTGGGGTTGCCTGTGAACGTCCCCGAGAGGGCCGCTGCGTTGATCGTGGGGTTCGTCAGCGTCTTGGCGCTCAGGGTCTGCGTGTCGGACGTACCGACGATGGACCCGGTCAGGCCGTGCACGGCGCCGGTGGAGGCCTCGTGCGTACGGAAGTCCGTGGCGTCCTGGGCGTTGTAGACGTGCCGCACAACGGCACCCAGAGAGTGGCTCTGGGCGCTCGTGCCGCCGTAGCCGCGAGTGCACGTCAGGGTGGTCCCTGCGACAGCGCTGACGCTGACCAGCTCTTCCGTGGCCGCCCCGAAGTCCAGGGCGAGAATGAACGGAGTGCTCGGGAAACCCGTGGTCGCACCGACGTTGATAGACGTGGAGCCTGACGAGATGCTGCCGCTCAGCGTGGTCTGCTGGGCGACGTTACTGTAGAAGAGGGCGTTGGCCACGGCTCAGCTCCCCTGGAAGTATGCGAAATTGGGGACGTCGTTGAAGAGCTGGTCACGCTCTTCGGTCAGTCGCTGCTGGTAGAGCTGGGCGTACATGGTCATGGCCCGGGTCGCCGAGGCCGGCGGAACCAGCGGAGCGCGCTCGGTGGCCTCCACGGCCTGCTGCTGGAGCCGTGCGGACTCCAGCGCCGGGAGCAGGCGCATGCAGGTCCCGTAGACCACCAGGTCTACGTACCGGTCCGGGTAGCCGGTGACGGCTGCGAAGTCGTCGCTGTTGTTCACCAGCGCCGCCGGAGGCTTGCCGTAGACGATGCGGATCTTCTGGCCAGGCGTGACGTAGTCGAAGACCTCGATGGACTTGCCCGAGGTGAACGACGAAGGCGAGGCCTTCGGGTTGTAGCGCCAGTTCGGCAGGGGCTGCCAGACCTTGCTGGGGCCGATCAGCTGGCCCACGACGTACCAGACGTCGGACAGGTCCGCCGGAAGCTCGTACTCGATGACGACAGCGTTCTTGGTGATCTCCGTAGAGGAGAACACCACCAGCTCCGGATAGAGCGTCTGGATCGTCTGGTTGATCGCTTCCTTGATCCGCGCTCGCGGGAAGGCCGGGTTGCTTGTCACCAGGGCGTGGGCCGCGTGGCTCGCGGCGGTGGTGCCCTCATAGCCACGCCCGTTGGTCAGGCCCATCACGGAGACGACGCCCGACGTAGAGTCGTACGTCTTGACCAAGACCAGCTCGTCATCGATCTCGACCAGACCGCGGCTCAGGTTGGTCACCGTGGAGGCGTCGCAGGAGAACGACGTGTCGCCGGCCGCCATAGAGGCGGCCAGCTCGGAGACGCTCTCCTGGTTCATGGCGAAGCCCAGCACCTGCTGGCGCACCTGCTTCACGAGCTGGTCAAAGGTCGTCACGGCCGCTCGTCCACCTTTGTGGCGATGAAGAACACGCTGTAGATCACGCCCGCGGTCGCGCCGGCCGTGGCGTTGACCGAGAAGTTCGTTGCCCCGTCGCTGGTGAAGTACGTCTCCCACACGGTGGGGACGTTGATCGCCGGTACGAGCGGGATCGAAGACAGCACGGTCGCGCCGAACCTGAACTCGATGTTCCCGTTGTCGGCTGCCGCCGGAGCGGCACCGGACAGGTAGGCCCACACCTGAACGCGGTACAGGCCCTTGCCGCTGGGCGGCAGGGACGTCACCAGAGCCTGGCCCGCCGTAGGCGCCGTGACGGCCTTGGCGGCCCCCATGCTCGCGTTGGCCAGGGGCGCGGTGGTGACCCTCATGGACGTCATCTCAGGCCTCCGAGGGCATGGGGTCGGCCTTGCTGAAGTCCTTGCCGTACGCCGCTCCTGCGGCGTCGCTGGCCTTCAGGGCCGACATGATCTGGTTCGTCTTCGTGCCGTCGGGCTGGACGCCCTGCTTGCGTGCCTGGCGGTACAGCTCGAGCTCGCTGTCCCAGCGCTTCTGGACGGTGGCGTCACCGCCACCGATGCCGCAGTACGCCACACGCAGGTTGGCGGAGCGGGCGCACTCGCCCCACGTGGCGTGGTCCTGGGTCGGGCACCCGGTGCGGCACATCAGGAGCCCGCCACGTCGCCAGCCATGACCCTGTACTGGCCCTGGAGGTGAGAATCGTCCTCGGTGCCCAGCGCCGTGCCCTGGACCGGCACGGCCGCCACCGTGGCGGTCAGGATGAGCTGCTCGTCCTGGTTCGTTATCGTGCTGTTACCGCCGTTGCCGGTCGGGCAACGCTCCTGGCCGTCCATCACTTGCCCCCCGCCTTGCGCGGGGTGCGCTTCGGAGCGGCCTTCTTGGCCGCCTGCGTGACCCAGGGGGGCATGGTCTTGCCCGAACCAGAGGCGGGAGGCTTGACGGGCTGGGCCTTCTTCTTGGCCATGGCGAGTCCCTACGGGATCAGGGTGAAGTTCGAGGGGGTGACGCCCACTCCGCCCGCGATGAGCGCGGCCTTGGTGGCGTCGTCGACCACGTATTCATGGCCGCCCATGTACATGCCGGGGGCAGAGGCTGCGATCTCGTCCTGGGTGGGAAAGCGGGCCGCCCGGTACGTCCCAGGCGGCCCTTCCAGGATCGAGATCCCGCGGGCGAGCTTGATCCGCAGGAAGAGCCTGTCCTCCCAGGACGCCGGACCCTCGTCCACAGACGGAGTCCGGAACGTCCACGTGGCCACGACTAGTTGAAGTCGATGGAGCTGGTCGTCTCGGCGCGGATCAGCGCCTCGTTGCGATACACCTTCCAGCCGGCCACGCCGTACCAACCCAGCGGGCGGAACCGCGCGAGCTTGTCCACGATGGGACCCGCCACGACGTGGAACTCATCCGCCACGGCCTCCGCCAGGGCCTGCTGGCCCGCGTAGTACGTACGGAAGCGGCGCACGGTGTTGTCACCGGTGCCGGCGTCCACGGCGTTGTAGCAGCGAGGGCTTTCGATGTAATAGGCGCCCTCATAGGCGCCGATCTCACCGGCCCAGACGTTGCCCGCGGCGCTGTAGTTGTGCGGGTCGCGCCAGGCAGCCGCGCCGGTCTCCGCGCGGAGGTCGTGAGAGACCTCGGGGTGGATACCGCACCAGTAGAGGCCCGACTTCCGCGGGACCGCTTTGTTGGTGCGCAGCTTCACCGGAGCGAGGCGGGCGATGGCGCTGTTGAACGTGTCCGTGTTGGTCATCGTGGTGCCCACGGGCAGCGAGACCGTACCGGTGGTCACGTAGCTCACCGTGCCAGCCTTGCGCTGGATCACGTTGGTGCCCGAGCGAAGCTCGGTCTGAACCACGGTGTCGATCGAGTCCGCAGCGTTGAACGCGATGATGTTCGCGATCGCCGGGTCCACGTCGGTCAGCGAGTACAGGTACAGCTTCCGAGTCCGGAGGATCGGGTTGCCGTACTCGTTCAGCGTGAGCGTGGTGGTGGTCGGGTTGCCCATCGCCACCGAGTCGGGGTCAACCGTCTCGGTCAGTGCGGTGGTTGCGACCGCCAGGTCCTGGTATCGCTCCAGGACGATCGAGCCGCCGGGGGCGGTGGTGTCCGCGGGGCGCTTGTCCGCGATGGCGCGGAAGAGCGGCTGCGAGCGGAGCGCGAACTCGAAGCGCTTGTCGTACGCGGTCTGGACCGCGTTGGACATGGCGCTTGTGTCGGTATAGGCGTTTGCCATGGTGGCCTCTCACCCCCTCCGGGGTGCCGTAGTGAACGGGGAGAGGTCAGGACCAGTCGTAGGGACTGCCGTGCGACTGCATGAGCTGGTTGAACTCTTCCGGGGTCTGGCATGCCGCGAGAGCGGCGGCCATTTCCTTGTCGGAGCCCTGTGGAGGGGCCACGCCCTGCGTGCCCTGCTCCGCCATGCGCTGCATCTGCTCCTGACCCGAAGCCGGAACGGTGGAAGCCGGAGGCCCCGTAGGGGCCTGCTCGCCCGGGTTCTCCTCGCCGGGAGCGGCGGGGAGCTTGGCCAGAGCGCTGCCATTGGCAGTCAGCCAGTCGTCCAGCTTGTTGGGGTCGCCCTGGTACAGGCCTGCGGCCTGCGGTGCGTACCCCTTCGCCTTGAGCGCGTCTTCCAGCTGGCCCTTGACCTGAGCTGCCTTGAGGCGGTCGTTCTCCGCCTTCAGCTCGTTCACCTGGCTGGAGAGCTTGTCCAGGCCCTCTCGGAACCACTTGGGTCCCTGGGACTGGCTCTGTGTCTCGCCCAGGTCCGACGCATCGTCGGAGGGGTCGTAGCCAAAGCCGTACTCGCTCACTGCGTCACTCCCGTTCATCTGCGCGGCCTACTCGCCCTCCGGGGGAAGGGGTCGTGCTCCGCTACCGGCCTTATCCGAGGACGGGGCCGGTCGGTCCGTCGGGCGGGGAATGTACGCGTGCTAGTGCTTTTTAGCTAGCACTGATAGTTAAAAGTTGTACGAGAAACCGTGCGGACAGCACAAAGCCCCCGGCTCGAAAGCCGGGGGCTAGGGCTGGATCTGCGCGTCCGCAGATGTCGGCGGTACGTCCTCCGCCTGCGGACCGGATTTGAACCGGCGTTACGCCAGGGGGTGCCACTTGCCTCCCGTTGCCGGGTGGCGGGGCCTCGATCCCTACTCCCTGGGGCGTGCTTGGCCGCTGCACTACCGCTACGTCGCAGAGTACCCGGCGTTGAGGCCCTGGACGCTGGAGCCCTGCTGGCCCGCGAAGGACGCCCGCTCCTGGGACTTGAGCCGCTTGCCCTTCTCCGCGGCGCTCTCAGCGCCCACGGTGCGCGCAGCGCCCGGCGTGAAGACTTCCTGCTCTGCCTCACGCTGGGACCAGTTGGTCCCGTAGCGCCCGGCGATGCCAAGCATCGATTCGAAGCCGTCCGCGATCTGGCTGTACGCCTGCTCGGCTTGGTCGGCCGTGATGCCGATGGTCGCGTACGACTCCAGATCCAGCGTGTTCGCCGCGAAGCCGCGGCGGATGGCTGCGGCGCCGATGGCGCCGGCCGCTGCCTGCTTCTTGAGGATCGGCTCAGCCGTCTTGCGGTCCAGGAAGTACGCGGTCAAGTCCGACTCGTTGATCCCGTACATCTGGAAGAGGGCGTTCTTGTACTCGGGGTTGGCCTGGCCGGTGGCGGCTGTGGCCAGATCCACGCGGGACTTGATCTCCGTCGGGGAGACGTCGGAGGCTATCCAGCGGGTGAAGTCCGCCGGGTTGTCGTAGAAGCCCTTGGGGAGCCCGGCAGAGCTGAGGATCTGCCGGTAAGACGCCTCGGTCGACAGGTAGTCGGCCGGGCTCAGCACGGGCAGGCCCGCCTTGGTGCGGGCCTCGTTGCCCGCGAAGCGGGTCTTGTACTCCTTGGTGTCCTGGAGCAGCAGGCCGATCGTGTCGGCCCCGTAGCCCTGCTTCACATAGTCGTAGATCTTGCCCGCGAGGGAGTCCAGGCCGAACTGGCCGAAGAGGCTCTTGAGCGAGAGGAACGCGTCCCGGTTCGCCCCGCTCAGCAGCTTGTCGTACTGGCCCGAGACCTCGTAGACTGTGTTCTGAAGCGTGCCCTGCTTCGTGACCGAAGCTGTCTGGGCCGCGGTCTGCGCCTTGACTGCGGCCTGTTTGGCCGTCAAGCGCGCCTGGAGCGCCCTCTTGTCGCTGGGCGACAGCTTCTTGTTCTTCAGCTGGGCCTGGAGGATCTTCGCCTGGGCGCTTGCGGCGGTCGCCGCGGCCTTGCTCCGGTTGCCTGCGGCCTTCTCCTTGGCCAGGGCAGCGTTCGCCTTGCTGACCGCGCCCTGATCGACCTGGCCCGGCGCGGGCAGGTCCAGCACATCCTGGAAGTCGTCGGGGACATTCTGCTCTACGGGTGTGCTCATCGCCTACCAGGCCAATCCGAAGTCCTTGGCCACGCTCCTGGCCACGGTCATCATGCTTTCCCTCGCGTTGTTCGTCTTCCGCCACAGCGGATCCGCCCGTACCTCGTTCTCGAACTGCCACAGCGGCATCTGAGAGCCGCTCTCAGCGCCCTTGGCGGGCTTCGCGGTCATCGCCTTGGCGATGTGGCCGTTGAAAAGGTCCATGTCCGTCTCGGGCAGCTCCAGGAGCGTGGCAGCGCTCTTGATGTACGGGGCGGCCAGGTCCATGACGTTCTGGCCGGCGTTGATCTGGTCCGCGAAGGCGCCGTACCGGGCGGCTGCCGCCTTGCGGATACCTGCCTCCACGGTCTCCTGGGTGCTCTTCCCGGAGACGATGGAGACGGCGTTCTTCTTGTACCAGTCGCCCGAGTACTTCATCCCATTCAGGTACGCCAGCTCGTGCATCTTGTCGAACGCTTGCCCGGCCTCGCCCCACATGATCCCGCCGTGGGTGGAGGCCTTGGCGCCCATCCAGTCCTTGATCCGGGCGTCACTCCAGCCGAGGGCTGACGAGTAGTAGACCGCATCCTTGAGGAGCTTGGAGGCCTGACCCTTGGAGTTGATCTGGTTGCCCAGGCCGACGGTGACGGCCAGCGCGTTGACCTTGTACTGGCTATTGGCGTTGTTCTGCTTCCAAGTCGCCGGGTCGGTGTACTTCGTCGTGAGGTACTTGCGCAGCGTGGAGGACTGCGTCCGCCACCACTTGCTGTTCTTGAGCTGAGCGCCGAACTTGGCGGCGCTCCAGCCGCCGCTGACGGCCTTGCCGAACAGGCTCTTCAGCTCCTTGTTGGAGTTGATCAGGGCGGCCGACAGGCCGTACTGCGAGGCAAGCTCGTCGCGGTCGAGCTTGGGCGTCACGGCGGTCGTCCCTGAGTAGCTGGAGGATCCGGCAACAGTGCCCCCGCCGGAGGCGCCCAGCACCTTGTTCACGTACTGGCGGACGGTGTTGCCACCGTCGCTCGCGCTGCTGTTGGGGTTGGGCTGGCCCGAGAACCACATGGAGGCCGCGCCTGAGGCGCCGTACTTCTTGTAATAGCCCCCGAGGATGACCCGGGCCACGGTGTCCTGAGCGGAGCGCGAGTCCCTGAACTGCTGCCAGGTCATGCTGTAGCCCAGCGCCCGCTTGGTCCAGCTCGGGATGTTGGCCTTCATGACCTGATAGGCGCCCACGGCGCCGATCCCGTTGACAACCGAGTAGTTGCCGCCGGACTCCACTTGACGGACGCCATAGAGCAGCTGATCCAGTGTGGTCATCGCACGAGCCCCATGTCTGCCAGCACCTGGCGCCCGATGTTCATGGTCTTGTCGGCCACGGCCGATGTCTTGCGCCAGGCGGGGTCATTGCGTACCAGCTGCGTGAAGTCGTGCAGGTCCATGGGCTCGGGCTGGCCCTGGCTGTTGGCCCTGTTCAACGCCTGCTTGACCTTCGGGGAGAAGGCGTTGATGTCCGTCTCGGGCAGGCCCAGTTCCTGGGCCACCACCTGGACGTACGGCTGCGCCAGATCCTGGATCGAGGCTCCCGCCTTGATCTGCTCGGCGAAGGCCGGGTACAGCCCGGCCGACTGCTCGCGCAGGCTGCCCTGGATCTTCTCCATGCTCGTCAAGCCCCGTACGAGGTACTGCGCGTTGTTCAGGACGGACTGCTCGGTCACGGCGACGCCGTTCTTGTACGCCTCGTCCTTGATGGCCTTGGCCGCCTGGCCGGCGAGACCGCCCAGGGTGTGGTCCTTGGCGAAGCCGATGTACTGGCCCAGGAAGTTCTGGACCTGCCCTTCCTCCCAGCCGTACCAGACCATGTTCTTGGCCAGCTTCTCGACGTTCTTGTCGGAGAGGATCGCTCCGGCCTTCACGGCCATCTGCTGGGCCGCGACGCGGGCGGCCTCCATGCTCGCCTTGTAGGTGGCCGGGTCGGTCTTCTGCAAGACCTGCTGCTGACGGACGGTGTCGCTGTTCTTCTTCCACCACGAGCTGTTCTTGACCTCAGCCTGGAACTTGTCCGGCGTCCACTGCTCGGCAACGGCCCCTTTCAGGAGCTTCATCAGCTCGGGCTGGCTCTTGAAGAATGAGTAGCTCATCCCGTACGTCTCGGCCAGCTCCGTGGCGTCGAGCCGCGGGGCGACCTCCTCGGCGTGCCCGCCGCCGGCCGTGGGGTCGGCAGAGACGCCGGGGATCCGGCGCCCGCCCATCCACCGGTCCATGTAGTAGCCCTCGGCCAGGGACGAGATTTTGACGCCCTGCCCCGGAGCGGGGCTGTGGATGAACTTGCCGCCGCCGATGTAGATCCCGACATGGTCGGGACCCTTCTGAGACCGGTCCGTGTCAAAGAACACGAGGTCCCCGGGGCGCAGCTTGTTGGGCTGGACGCTGGCGCCCACCTGGATCTGGTTGTACGTGGTCCGCGGCAGGCTGATGCCGTTCTTGCCGAACGCGTACTGGACCAGGCCCGAGCAGTCGAAGCCGCTCGGGGTGGACCCGCCCCAGACGTACTGCGTGCCCAGGTACTGCCGGGCCAGACTGACGATGTCGTCTCCGTTGGCCATGGCTTACTCCGGTGCGCCGAAGACGAGGCTTTCCAGGGCGTTCTCGTACGTGGTCGCCGCCTGAAAGGCCCCGTACTCCTTCTTCTTCTTGATCTGCTGCTCGCCGATGTACTGCTTGCCCTCGGCCGAGACACCGCCGGAGGACTCGGTGGAGGTGGAGAGCGCCTGCCCGCTGTCCATGTCGTACTGCGTGGTCGTGTTCTGTACGACCGGGCTGTTCTCCTCCGCGGAGTGCAGGGCGCTCGCGAAGCCGCCCAGCTCACCCGCTCCGGGGTCGCGGCCCATCATGTCCTGGAAGAGCTTGGTGGCCACGGACTTGGCCGTATCCGGGTCGGTGAGGTCCACGCGGGTGTTGGTCTCCAGCGCCTGGCCGTTGCCCAGGTACTTGCCGGGACCCTTGTACCGCCGCTCACCGGTGACGGTGTTGACCTCCCATACGCCCTGCTGCGTCCAGGAGTTGCCCCCGCCGGACTGGCCGACGTACGTGGCCATCAGATCGAACGGCGTGACCTTCTTACCGGCGGCGCCGTACAGGGCTGCCTCATCAACGAGCTTCTTCCAGAGCTTGGACCCCTCCAGGGGGCCGTCCCCGAGCTTCAGGAGGCCGCCCATGATGCCCTGCGCCACGAAGTCGGACTGCTTCTTCTGGTTCCACGTGAAGTAGTCCTTGTACGCCTCGTCGCTGGTCATCTTGACGTCGCGCGTGCCGTACGTGGTCTTGCCGCGAGGCAGCGGGCCACCGCTGCCCTTGTCATAGCCGCCACTTCCCGGGCCGCTACCCTTGGTGTAGCGCTCGGAGCCCATGTAGACGACCCCGCCCGAGGCGCTCGGGCCGCTCGCCAGGGACAGCAGGGCCTTCATCATGTTCGGGTCGACCCCGCCACCAGCACCGGTGCTTGCCGCGATGGCCATCTACGCCTCCTGCTGAAGATCGACGCCGAGGTCCCTCGACAGATAGCGGGTGTAGAGGTCCCCGAAGCGGGTGTCCGACTCGATAAGCCCGTCCACGATGCGGCCCCAGGCCGTGGCCAGGTCCGCGTTGCTCTTCGCGGTGAGCGTCGCGGAGCCGCCGCCCTTGTCCCGCTGGGCGAGGGCGCCCCTCAGGGCCTGGCGGTAGCCCAGGTACTGCTGGAGCGTGCGCAGGTCGCTGCGGTTGGACTTCTTCGCCAGGTCCGAGTGAGCCACGGCCGTGAGGGCCGGGATGAGCCTGTCGTACCGCTTGGGGTCCACCGTGTAGTAGTCCCGGCTCCACTGGTCGTTGTAGTAGGGGTTCTGGCTGCCGTCGGGCATCAGCGGATCGCCCATCAGCCTGGCGATGGCCGAGCGCATGTTCTTGAACTGCTCGGCGCCCGAGTCCTCGAAGGAGTTGTAGCCGGCCGAGTGGAGCTGAGCCGTCACCGCGTTGTTGAGCTGCGTGAACTTCGCCCAGCCCAACCGCCGCTGGTTCTCCTGCATCGCCTCGTCCGCGCTCATGCGCGTGCGCTGCATCTCGGCTCCGCCGGGGACGAGCGGCGTGGACAGCTGGTATGCGTACGCCTCCGGCGAAAAGGGGCCGTTCCCCTCGGGGCCGATGATCAGGGACGCCAGCTCAGGGTTCTTCGCGATCAGGTTCCCGTACTTCTGCTGAAGCTCCGCCGCCTTCATCGTGGCGGGGACGCCGGAGACGTTCTCCGTCGTCGACTGCGCGAAGATGAAGAAGCTCTCGTCGAACCGCTTGAGGAACTCCTCGTCGGCGCTCATCGGGTTCTTGCGGCGCAGGGCGTTGTACTGGTCCCGGAAGAACTGGTACTGGTCGGGCTTCTGGGTGCTGAAGGGCTGCGTGAAGGCCGTCAGTGCGGCCCACTTCCAGTAGCTCTTGGTCCGGTCCGCGATCTCCTGCGCGGACGGCATGGGCTTGCCCAGGTTCGCGTGCTCGTACGCGGCCTTCTGCATGATCTGGAGCTTGATCCGCTGGTAGCGCTCGTCACTCGTGTCGTACGCCGTCAGGAAGTTCCGCGCGTACGCGGGCAGGGACTGCTGGGCCAGGGTCTCGGTAATCCCGCCGGGCGTCGGCCCGAAGGGCAGCACGCCCAAGTGCCGGAGCAACTCGGCCTGCTTGGGCTTGTCCTTCACGATCATCGAGGCCGGGATGGACACGATGGGGCCCGTGCCGGGATTGAACCAGGGGTCGCCCTGGGTGATCAGGTTCATGGAGTCCTGGGAGACCTTCCAGTTCCCCGAGCTGTCCATGCCCCAGACCTTGCCGATCGGCCCGTCCGCGATGAACTTCGGGACGCGCGCCATGATCTGGCGCTCGCTCTTCGGGACGAAGCGGGGAACCAGGCGGTTCGCCTTCTGGTCCCACACCATCGCCGTGCCGTCCTTCTGGATGGTGTTGCCGTCGGCGTCCTGCATCCAGCCCCAGGAGATGGGCGCGTTGAAGAAGATCGAGGCGTAGCCGACCGTCTGGGGACGGTCCGCAATGATCCGCGCCCAGCGCTGCCACGCCTCCGTCGTCGCCGCATAGAACGGCGACATGAACCGCAGCATGGCCCCCGCGTCCGTACGGTGGGCGATGTCGAAGACGAGCTTCCTGGTGTCCTTGAGCGCCAGCCGGCGAGCCGTCTCGGCGAGGCGGTCAGCGTCCGCCTGCGTGAGCTTGACGCCCTGCTTCAGCTCCTGGCCTGCGAGATTCCTCGCGTGGCCCTCGTAGAGCTGGTTGAACAGCGGGTGGCGGCTCATCCGGTCCGCAGGGATCGAAGCGGCCCACTTGTACCACCAGTCGATCACGCGGTCCATGGCGCGAGTGGCGTTGTTCGACCCGGCCAGGGCCTCACCGAGCTGGGCATTGTGCACGTACTGCGGGTACATCCCGGCCTTGGCGGCCTCGCTCAGGAACTCCTGGTCGGCCTTGCCCTCAAGGGCAGCCTCGCGGATGCCCGAGCCTGCGGGCATGTACTCGTCCACCTCGTGCCAGACGGACTGCGCGATGCGCTCGGGGGTGTCGTACTTGATTCCCAACCGCTTGCGATACGCGCGCCCCGCGGGATCCTCCCGCAGCCACTTCGCCATCTTCTCGGGGGAGTCGCCATTGACCGCCATGCGGGCAAAGTCGTCCTGCATGATCTGGTGGTTGATGGCCCGATCCCAGGCCTCCACGAACATGTTCTCGTTGCCCGGGTAGGAGATCGCCGCCGCGGACCTGCCGCCATACGCCTTCTGAAGATTGCTGTGGATCATCTGCTTGTTGCGCCGCAACTGCGTGCGCAAGGAGTCGTCAGAGCCCGTTAGCTTCATGTAGTACTCGCCCCGCTCGCCCCCGAGGGCCGGGGGTAGTACGACGCCCGGGGCCACCTCAGGCTGCTTGTAGAGCTGCGAGGACCGCCGGAAGCCACGCTGGCGGGCCTGCTTCGCGGCATCCGCCGCGGCCACCTGGATATCCCGGTGCGAGGCCAGCTCGGAGAGCTGGTCGTCCAGGTCCGCCAGGCGCGCCTTGCGCATCGGCGAGTGGTTGAGCAGGCTCTTGTACGCGATGCTTACCTCGGCGCTGCGTACGGCCAGGAGCTGCTGGGCAGCCTGGAACTTCACCGGCTCGGCCACCTGATCGATCGCGGCGACCTTGTCCGAGACCCTCTGTGCGCGCCGCAGGGCGCGCGCGTGGTCCGTCTTGAGGACGGCTTCCCGTTGGGCGATCATCTCCCGCAGCTTGTCGGCCTGCGGCGTCAGGGCGTTCAGCTCTTCGTCCGCGTACTTCACACCCTCGCGGGCCGTGGCCTCAGCGCCCTCGTAGTACGAGTGCGCCTTCCAGTGGAAGAGGTTGGTGGCCAGGTTCTTGACGCCGTATCCAGTACGCGCGGACATCGCCGCAGCGCCCAGGCGGGCCACTTGGCCGAAGGTGTCATCCCCCAGTACGCGGGGGATGTAGCCCAGCCTGAAGAGCGTGGCGAACTTCCACAGGTGCGACAGGCCGTCCAGGCCGTCAACGATCCAGTCGGGGTTACCAATCGGTGACGTACGCAAGCCCTTGAGCATGCTGGCGTTGCGCGCCAGCACCTTACTCAGGGCCGGGAGGTCAATCAGGATCTGGTCGTTGACGAGCTTGGTGACCATGTTCGGGTGCGGACGGAGGATCGAGCCGTCCTCACCGCGGAAGAGGTCCGCTGTGGTGCGCTCGTCCCCGTAGTTGGCGCCGGAGTAGCGGCGCAGCTCCTCCTGGCCATGGCTGATGTTGGCCCGGTATTCGCGGTACAGGGCCATTCCCTCTTTGTAGGTGAAGCCGTGCTTCTGGGCGATCTTCGTGACGCCCAGGCGCTGGATGTCGTCCAGCTGCTGGATGCGCTCGCCCTCGGTCGTGGTCTTCAGGTAGTTGTTCACCAGGTCGGCGCGGATGTCCGAGCCAATGCCCGGGATGCGGGCGATCTGCCCGCGCAGCTCGTCGATGGCCTCGGGGTGGAGGTCATCGACCGCGATCATGCCGTTGGGGTGCGCCTCCTTGAAGGAGCGCACCACCGTGGAGGACTGCCCGAACAGGTCGTTGGCGTAGATCCTCGACTTGCCCAGGGCTGAGCGCTCCGTCCCGGCCGTACCGAGCGCCGGGCCGGTGCGGAAGTAGTTCTCGTTCGATGTGCGCGTGTACGCGCGGCTGCCGCTGTACTTCGTCAGGTTCAGCGCGTCCAGTTCCGCGTAATGGTCCAGCGTCTGCTTGTAGCGGGCAATCATGTCTTCGTTGGCGGCGAAGTCGTCGCGCAGCTCGTTTATGCGCTTCTCAATCATAGCCGCAGCCGCGGGGTTGGCCTGGGCCTGAACGCGCGGCAGCGCCTCTAGCTGTAGCTTGCTGACCCGCTCGTCAACCGCGTCCATGCGCTCCTTGGCTGCGACGTTCTCAGCCTTGAGCTGAGCGCGGGCCGACGCATCGCCCATCGTCGTCCGCAGGAAGAGGTTCACCTCGTCCGGGCTCTTGAGCTGGGAGATGATGCCGCCGGCCCGGGGGCCCAGCGCGCTCTTCTTGAACATGGACAGGTTGTTGATCAGCTGGGCGTTGTCCTTGTTCTCCCACAGGAACTTCTGCGCCTTGGCCATGCGCGAGGACTTCATCAGGGAGTCGATGTCCCCGCTGGACCAGCCGCCGGCCGGCCTCGGGGTGACCACGTACTTCGTACGCGCGGCGCCGACGGCCTTGCCGCCCAGGACTGCGGGGTCCAGCCACCAGGCTGCCGCGAAGTCCGTCGCGCCGCTGGCGAAGTTGAAGAACGAGACGTCCCGCTTGATCTCCTCAACCGCGCGGTTGCCGACGACCGGCATCCCGGCCTTCTTCAGCAGACCCTGCTGCTCGTCCTCGCTCAGGTCGTTGAAGCCCGGAGGCAGGTAGGCGTCACCCGGCTTGGCGTACAGCGGGCGGTCCTTGAGGATCTCCTCCACCTCGGGCTTGTTCGCCCAGAATGCCTGACCAGGGCTCACATGGTTCGCCACGTGCCACGCCTTGGCCCAGGCGCTCCCGCTGAGCAGCTCGCCCACGCCCTTGTTCTCCGCGTGCGTGCCCGCGAGCAGCCACGTGGACATGGGTTGGCTGACGCCGTTGTCCCGGAACCAGGCAAGGCCGTGCATGGCCTTCTCGATCGGCGCCGAGCCCGGCTTCAGGAAGTTGTTCTCGATGAACCTGCTGCTGGCGGTCCCGTCCTCGTCGTGGGAGCCGATGTTCTGCACCCAGCCGCCCACGATCGGCACGACGAGGGCCGCATCGCGGACGTTCTTGAGGAAGGAGCCGAAGCCGTCGCCCATCAGACCTCCGGACCGACGGAGGCCGTCTCTGAGGGGTAGACGTCGATGGGCGTCTGCGCGGCCTGAAGGCCGAACGCGAGGTCGTAACCCACGTAGTCGGGGTTCGCGCCATGCAGGGCCATATCGACGGCCAGGGCGGGCGTGTCGCCAAGGAAGTCGGTCATGTTGCCGATCGAATCCCACCAATCCACGTCAGGCCATCCCCTTCAGCTGTCGTACGAGGTTGCGGGCCGAATGCGAGCTGCCCGGTTGGTTGGCCATGTGCTCGAAGACCGGGAGCCACGCCACCAGGCGGGCCATGTCCTGATCCGGCTGGTTGGGCAGGCCCAGAGCCTCCGGCCCCGGACCTTCGCCCATGGCCGCGCCGGCCGTGACCGGCGTGTCTGGCTGCTGCGTGGGCTGGTCAAAGCCGACGACGTTGGCATCGACCGGCGCAGCCTCGGGCGCGCCGACATCGCCGCCCGGCGACGCCGACAGGGGCGCCGCCTGCTGGAGCTGCTCCAGGGACTGACGGTCCCCATACTTCCCGCCCGAAGGCGCGCGTACGGGCTGCGAGCCGCCGCCCTGGGGGCCGTCCGTACGGCGCGACAGGGCGCCCGGCCCGCTCACGGGGGCCGGGTTCCCGGGCTGTCGGTAACCGCCGGAGGCCATGGCCTACTTCGCCTTGTTGCTGTCGTTGCTGCCCGTGGTCGGGTGACCCGGCTGAAGGCTGGTGCTGGCCCAGCCCGCGATGTTGCCGGTGGTGTCGTTGGCGCCACCGATCGAGTTGCCGGAGTTGTCGCCCGACATGGGCATCTGGGTGTTCGGCGTCTCCATGCCGCCCTTCTGGGACGCCATGGGCTGGCTTCCGCCCTCGTGGTACGGGTCGCCTGCAAGCGTGTCGGACATGGTGATCACTTCCTGTTCTTCGGGTCGCTGTGCTCTTCGCAGTACTTGACGCGCTTGTCGCCTGAGCGGCGGGGTTCCTGACAGTCGCCGAAGCCGCAGGGAGAGGCGGGCTCGACTCCCTGTTCTTGCAGCTCCTCCGCCCACTCGTCGCCGTCGGGCAGCTTGTCTGCATTCGCCCAGAACGGGCTTTCCTCGCAGCCAAGCCAGTGGGTGGCCTGGCCGTTCTCGGCCGGGCGGCCGCAGGTTCGGCACGTCATGCCGGAACGCTCCTCTTGACTGATGCGGAGGCGCGGGGCGCGCCGCCGCTCGTGAGCCCGGCGAGCAGCGAAAGCACGTCAGGCTTGCCGCCGGGCCCCATCTGGGCCTGACCCGGGGCCGTACCGCCCGGAGCGCCTGTGGTCGGGTTGATGCCGAAGGGCACCCCAGGACCGCCCTCACCCGGCCCTGGGGTGCCGGGAGTCCCATCCGCTGACATGGCGGGCGACGGCTGGGGCTCCGGCTTGAACGCGGTCAGGATCGCCTCATGCATGGGCATGCGCTCACGCAGGTCGATCAGCTTCGCCGCGTTGGTCAGCAACATCGTGGGGTCCATGCCCTGCTGGGCCATGATCCCGATGGAGGACAGCAGGGCGAACACGCCCTGCTTGAGGGCGTCGGTCGTCTGCTCCTTGTCCACCTCGACCTGGAGCGAAGCCACGTCGACATCCATCGGCAGCTGGCGCTGCACGAAGTCCCGGGAGACGAGCTGGTCTCCGCGGAGCTGGAGCAGGAAGATCAACGCCTGGTTCGGGTTCATGCCGGAGGCGAAGCCGTAGCTCACGCTCACGCGGTAGTTGCCCTTGATGTCCTTCGAGGGCGTGTACGTCTCCTCGAACGGCGTGCCGTTGATGACGCCGCCGATGGACTTCTTCGAGTCCGGCCAGAACTTCTCGTCCATCTCGAAGGCCAGCTCAAGGGCGCGCTCCAGCGCGAAGCCGATCATCAGCTGACCAGTGGCCACCTGGATGTCGTAGCCGCCATTGAGGGCGTCCACGCCGCGGCCGGTGATGATCGAGGCGTTGACGTCGCCGGTGGCACTGGCCGGCGTGCGCGTGCCCTTCATGACCTCCTGCTGGAGCAGGGCGTCCTGCTGCCAGGCCGCCTGCGGCATGTCCGTGCCCACGCGCCGGATCTTCTCCGGCGAGTTCGTACGGATCACCGCGTCGTCGCCGAAGGGGATCTTCTGCACGTCGGTCGGGATGGCGAGCGGCGCACGCACGGTCTGCTGCGTGGCCTGAAGGCCCAGCATCGCCATGCGGTTGCGTGCCAGGGACGGCCAGATCACGTCATCGAACTGACCGCGTTCCTGGTCGTCCCACATCGGCTTCTGTGCGATAGCCACCGGGACGCGGCCGAAGGTGTTCGGCGTCTCCAGGAGCACCAGATTCTTGCGCTCCGGCATGTACAGGACGTACTGGTCCTTGTCGCAGAACTTCACCAGCTCAAGTTCTGTGTCGCCGGTGGTCTGCCGGTCGAAGGGCTGGTCCCGGCCGAGGATCGCGGCCTCGTACTCCGGGAACTTCGCGGCCAGCTGCCGGGCCGGCTCGCGCCAGACCTTCGTGTACGAGCGCACGTCCCCGTTGAGCGTGTACTCGACGTACGACTTCATCGGGTTGTCGATGCGCAACCGCGGGCGGCCGTTCTCGAAGTCCGGCTCGACGATGATCGGCATGGACCCGTACGTCAGGTACCAGTCGCAGCCGGTCGGCATGTGCTTCTTCAGCTTCGAGTCGATCACGTACGAGTACGCGATCTTGGACTTCTTGGCGACGAACTTCTTCTGCCGCTCGCTCGAGACCACGCCCGGGGCGCAGTTGATCGACGGCAGCGGCGCCAGGTTCTCCGCCAGCTGGCGCGCGGAGGTGTCGATGCTGTTCGCCGTGATCGGACGCGGCCAGGCGTCCGGCATGCTGCCCGGCGCGATGTTGTCGATCTTCTGCGCTCGAGCATCCGTGACCGTCTGATGCCGGGCGTCCCGCTCCTGGGCATCACGGCGCAGCGCGTCCACGCGGGCCGCTATGCGCTGTATATCCGCCATGACCACCTCCTGCCGGGAAAATGTACGTCCTGTACAGCTACTTCTGCGCCCGCAAAGCCTTGACGGCCGCTTCCAGTGCGGCCACGCGCTGCTCCAGCGTCAGCTTCACCTGGGTAACCACCCCGCCCCACTTGCCGGCCGGCAGGGCCAGGCATGCGGCCACGTCCTTGCGGAGCTTGGGCATCGGCACGCCCTTGGGGTCCGACTTCCAGTCCGACCACTCCAGGTGACCGATGATCGACTTGCCGCCGGTACCCCAGTTGTCACCCTTCGCACGGTGCGCGCGGATCAGGGCGGCCTGGACCTTGACGATGGCCACGTACTGCGCGGTGGGCCAGGTCTCCTTGCCGTCACCGGAGTTGACGCACTCCCAGCCGTAGAAGTGGCTGTTGCCGTCCACGGCGCCGCTGGAACCCTCGTGCTCGTGCGTCGCGGGCGGGTAGTCGCCGTAGTTCTCCGCCACCACCGCGGCCAGGACGTGGGGGTCCCCGCCGCCGGCATGGTTGGCCCGGCCGTTGGCGGTCAGGTAGACGTCGCCCTTCTTGCCGATGACGCCCGTGGCCAGCGGCCCCGGGAGGGCCGAGCTTCCGGACCAGATGTAGCCGAGGATCTCCGCCTCGGTGGTGTACGGGCCGGTGTGGTGCACGACGGAGCCGTTCACCGGTCCCCAGCCGCCGTGCCCGGCGCGGTTGTGCGTGCGCCAGCCTGCGTGCTCGTGGAAGGTGACGCCCTCGGCCCTGAGGGCCGCAAGGAGCTGGTCTGCCGTCAGTGGAGTTGCCATGGGATCTCCTCACCCGCGTCATGCCGCGCGCGGATGTCCGCGGCGGTAGCGGGGCCCTCGATGATGTCCAGGTACTGCCAGTACAGGTCTTCGGTCCAGTCCGGCATCGAGGCTGCGACCTCGGCCGGGACCTGGGCGATGGTGCCGTGCTTGACGCAGACGGCCTCCCAGGCGCCCGGGGAGACCTCCGGCCCGCGGTACCAAATGTGGTCGGGTTCGTCTTCCAACTCGGGCTCTCCTACCAGTCCATGGCGCCGCTCCAGGCGCCCGCGCCCTGCTGCTGCAAGGCAAAGTCAATGTCCACGACCATCTGTCCGGCCTGATCGCGCTCCGAGGAGAACTCGGAGGTCTGCATGTGCCAGCCGCTGAAGTCCGACACCATCAGCTCCCGGGCACGGATCTCCGCGAACCAGAAGGCCATCACCGTGTCGGTCAGGCCCTTGGTCTCGGGGAACCACGAGCAGAGCTGCTCGATGAAGGCGCGGATGCCCTCGCTCTGCGACTGCGACGGCAGATGGATCATGTTCTGGCCGGACTCCCAGCCGGAGAACAGGGTGGCCATGGAGGCCACGCCGAAGTCGGCGTCCCACTTGTTCGTGTTCGTATGGTGCGGGCTGATCAGGCAACCGCGGGCGGCGAGGAAGGACTTGATCAGCTGGTCCTGCACGATGGACGCCTGGTAGGCGTTCTTCTCCACCCGCCACTCCGAGATGCTGTAGCGCTCGGTCAGGCGCTCCATCTCGGCGCGCATCTCGTGCGGCGGCATGCCGCGCTTGTTGACGACGTCCAGAACCCACCGCACACCGGTGCGGCGGTCCACGCCCACCACCACCATGGCCGTGCAGCCCGCGGCGGCCGGATCCAGCCCGGCCACGACTGTGAGGCCGTCCATCCCGTGGCGCCGGTGCTGAGCCTGCCCGTCGAACATCCGGCCCGGGTAGCGGGCCCGGTCGATGCAGCCCTGCACGTCGGCCTGCTTGAAGATCGCGTCATCCGCCACCTGGTCCTGCATGTAGACCATCGACCAGTTGCGCGGCGTCATCTTGCGCCGCTTCCTGGCCAGGGCCTCTCCGTGCCACATCGGCCAGAGGCCGTCCTTCGGCCAGCCCTGGTCCTGGGCCGTCTTGCGGGCCTGCACGGTGACAGGCGGCCGGTTGGTGACCGGCCAGAGCGTCTCCCAGTCCGCGGCGCTGTCCGCGAAGTTCAGGACCGCCGGCTGGGTCAGGTACGTCCAGGGGGACGAACCCTCGCTGTAGTACTGCGGCTTCAGGATCTCCGAGTAGAGGTCCACGGTGTTCATGCGCGTGCCGATGAGCAGCATGCGCCCGCCGACGTCGGCGACGCGGGAGCCCACGATGTTCTGGATCCAGTTGATCTGGTTCTCGAACTGCTGGTGGTTCGTGTTGTCCACGCAGTCGTCCATGATGACCAGGTCGGTACGCGTGCCGTAGATCTGGCCGCCGATGCCGACGGCTTCGACGGTGTACTCCTTCTCGCCGGAGTCGGCTCCGGCCACACGGATCTGCGTGCTCGACCAGGTGGACGCGCCCTCGGCGAAGCCGCCGGGCGGGCCGAAGGCCTGCTGCAAGTCCAAGTACGTCTCGGACTCGGCCAGGCGCTGCTTGATCGAGAAGAGGAACTTCGCCGCCATGGACTGCGTCTTGGACACGAGCAGGATGCGGATGTTCGGGTCCTGCACGATGCGCCACACCACGTAGTTCACGGTGAGCGTCGTGCTCTTCGCGTGCTCCGGCGGCGTGTTGACGACGATCTGGTCCTCGTCGCCCTTGACGTACCGCTGCGCCGCATGGAGCCCGCGGGGCTCGCGGCCCTCCAGTAGGTCGTACCACTGCAAGTGGTGCGTGAAGAGCCTGGTCCCCAGGTACCGGTCACAGAACTCCGGGAAGTCCGGGACCTCGAGCTTGGCGCCCTTGGACTTCTCGACGTTGCTCTGCAACGCCCGGTCGATCAGGTCCCGGAAGTCGGGGTCCCGCTTGCGGTAGTAGTCGTACGTCGAGCGGACGATGCCGGCCTGCCGGCAGCCCTCCTCGATCGTGTGCCCCATGCGCACGGTCGCCAGGATGATGTTGCGGCGGTCCTTGGAGGACGCCTGCGAGATGCGGCGGTCACGGGGCTTCGCCAGCGACCCGTCCTTGTCGACCCGAAGCCGCGCCATCAGGCGCCGTCCCCAGACGGCTCGTCGCGGCAGCCGCACAGGCAGTCGTCGTCATCCTCGCGATGCGGGATCAGCTCTCCCCAGCGACTCACGTCCCGCTCCCGCCCGCCCAGGGCCCCCTGGGGGCCAGCCAGCGGGTGAGGGTAAGCGTGCTAGCACATTTCTGCTAGTGGTCGCTATTGCTGACGGAATGTCTCGCAAGGGGCGCCGACTTTCGCCGGAGGCGAATCACTCAGACGATCTTCCGAATGCCGCGGGTGTGTCCCTGCTTACGGCCCCCGGTGTACCGGCGGGACGTGCCCGAAGAGGGCGATCCGCCACGCCTCCATTCACTTGGCCTCTGGCCTGCGAATTCAACCCCCTCCAGGATCCTGGTCTTCGCCCTGCCGTCCGCTGAAGCGGCCTGTGCGCATTCCTGATGAGCCCAATACGCCTCATGGCGGCCCAGGTCCTCCCCGACGGAGATCGGGCGGCAGCAGACCGGGCAGCGGCCCGGGTAGCGGGCCTTCACAGCTCCCGCTCCAAGAAGCCACTGCGGTCCCGGTCGATCAGGTACTTGATGTACTCCGACATGGACATACCTCGCCTGGCGGCCTGTTCGCGCAGCAGCTGGCGCTGCTGGGCGTACATGTAGACCGTCAGCTTGATCAGGGGTTCGGGTCCCTCCAGGGACCTCACGACTGTTGCCACGGCGGAGGAAGGTACAACCGGTTCAACCGTTTCGCTACCTGACGGGGTGTCAGAGTGGTCGCGGAAGCGGCTTGCTACCCGTATGTTGAATGAGCACAGCTGCGCCGACTATCCCCTCAAGTCGGCGCCCCACGCAGAGCAAAGGCCCGGCCCTCCGCCGGGCCTTAAGCATTCCCGAGCCG